ATGTCACTTAACAACTTTTTGAAGAAGGTTGATCCAGTGGTGCAGAAGCAGTATGCGATGGAGAAGTTCAAAGAAGGTTTCTCTGGTCGAAACTTCGTTGTAGAAGAACCAGAGTTTAAGTTTGAGACACCTAAGTTTAAGAAGAAACTCAAACTTCCCAAGGCATCCGAAAATCCTGAAGCAGCAGGATATCTCATAGCAAGGAAACTCAACCCTGATGATTTCTATTTTGCTGAACACTTTAAAAAGTTTGCTAATAGTTTAAAACCAACATTTAAGAGTGAGGAACATGATGAAGAACGTATCATCATCCCTCTTTATTATGAAAAGAACTTAATTGGATTCCAGGGAAGATCTCTAGGTCCTAGCAAGGTTAAATATATTACCGTGATGCTTGACGATGATGCACCAAAAATCTACGGATTGGATAACATCAGAAGAGATGCTCCAGTCTACGTTACAGAAGGACCATTTGATAGTACGTTCATTCGCAACGCGATTGCTATGTGCGGAGCTGACGCTGATGTTGGTCGTTGGGGGATTGGCAGTCCTGTGTGGATCTATGATAACGAACCCCGCAACAGAGAAATTACAAACCGAATATCCAAAACAATCGATTCTGGTCAGTCGGTAGTTATTTGGCCAGATAGTATCGATGACAAAGACATAAATGATATGGTAATGAATGGACTGGATGTGCAGTCTGTGATAGAATCAAACACATATAGTGGTTTACAAGCAAAACTTAAATTTAACACCTGGAAGAAGATATGAGTAACGGCACCAAGGTTAAAAAGAGAGACGGAAGAATTGAACCTCTTGACCTAGATAAAATGCATTTGATGGTTGAAGAGGCAACCACGGGTCTTGCAGGGGTGTCTGCGAGTCAAGTTGAGATGAAGTCAGGTATTCAGTTCTACGATGGCATCACCACTGCAGAAATCCAAGAAATTTTAATTAAAAGTGCTAGTGACTTGATTGATTTAGATCATCCAAACTATCAGTACGTTGCTGCTCGTCTGCTTCTGTTCGCTCTCCGTAAGAGTCTCTACGGAAAGATGAGAGAACTACCTCATCTAGAGCAGCATATTATGAGTTGTACTGAAATTGAAGTTTACGATAAAGAAATTTTCCTCAAGTATTCTAAAGAGGAAATTGATAAAGCAAACTCCATGATTGATCATGGACGTGATTTTGACTTTACCTATGCTGGTCTCCGGCAGGTTGTGGATAAATACTTAGTGCAAGATAGGAGTTCTGGTGGAGTCTATGAGACCCCACAGTTCATGTACATAATGATTGCACTAACAATTTTCCAAGAGTATCCAAAAGATACCAGGATGTCATACGTCAAGAGGTATTACGATGCAATCTCCAAACACAAACTCAACATTCCCACACCTATCATGGCAGGAGTGCGAACTCCACTTCGACAATTTGCTAGCTGTGTTCTTGTTGATGTTGATGACACCCTCGATAGTATCTTTAGCTCTGATATGGCAATTGGCAAATACGTTGCACAAAGGGCGGGAATCGGTATCAACGCGGGCAGAATCCGTGGCATCAACAGTAAGATCAGAGGTGGAGAGGTACAGCACACAGGTGTGGTCCCCTTCCTTAAAAAGTTTGAGTCAACTGTCCGATGCTGCACACAAAACGGTATCAGAGGTGGTTCAGCGACAGTTCACTTTCCTATCTGGCACCAAGAAATCGAAGACATCATCGTCCTGAAGAATAACAAGGGCACAGAAGACAACCGTGTAAGAAAACTTGACTACTCAATCCAGATTTCAAAACTTTTCTACGAACGTTTCATTAAGGATGAAGAGATTAGCCTCTTCTCACCGCATGACGTACCAGGTCTATATGACGCTTTTGGTACTGATAGGTTCGATGACCTATATGTGGGCTTTGAACGAGATGAGTCTGTTCCAAGAAAGACTATCGGGGCACAGAAACTGATCCTTGATCTGCTCAAGGAGAGAGCAGAGACTGGTCGTTTGTATATCATGAACATCGACCACTGCAACACTCACTCTTCTTTCAAAGACAAGGTGAATATGTCTAACCTGTGTCAGGAGATTACCCTGCCCACAGATCCTATTGATCACATCGATGATGAATTTGGTGAGATTGCTCTGTGTATTCTCTCTGCTGTCAATGTTGGTAAGGTTAGAACTGATCAAGAACTAGAAAATCTCTGTGACCTTGCTGTCCGTGGTCTAGAAGAATTGATTGACTATCAGAAATATCCTGTGGTGGCAGCGGAACGTGCTACAAAGGCACGTAGATCCCTTGGAGTGGGTTTTATTGGTCTGGCACACTATCTTGCTAAACTTGGGTTCAAGTACGACTCACAAGAGGCATGGGACGCTGTTCACGGTCTCTCTGAGGCATTCCAGTTCTATCTCCTGAAGGCATCTAATCAACTTGCCAAGGAGAAGGGATGGTGTGAAAACTTTGGTCGAACTAAGTATGCTGATGGACTCCTTCCTATTGATACATACAAGAAGGATGTTGACGAAATTTCATCTCAGGAGTTGGAGCATGATTGGGAAGGTCTTAGAACATCTATCTCCACCCACGGACTTAGGCACTCAACATTGTCTGCTCAGATGCCATCAGAGAGCAGTTCCGTTGTGTCAAATGCAACAAATGGAATCGAGCCACCTAGAGACTATCTGTCCATTAAGAAGAGCAAAAAGGGACCACTCAAGCAGATTGTCCCACAATATAACAACCTTAAAAACAATTATACGCTTCTTTGGGATATGGAGTCCAATCGTGGTTATATTAATGTTGTTGCTGTGATGCAAAAATTCTTTGATCAAGCGATTTCTGGTAACTGGAGTTACAATCCTGAGAAGTATCCTGAGAATGAAGTCCCAGTGTCCGTCATGGCACAAGACTTTTTGACTACATATAAGTACGGTTGGAAAACCTCCTACTATCAAAACACTCATGACATGAAGAATGATGAGGTAGTAGAAGAAAAACCAAATTTAGATAATCTGTTAAACGAATTAGAACAAGCCGAGGAGGGAGAGTGTGAATCCTGTGCAGTTTAAAGTTTCTTCAGTAGAGGAAAATAATATGACTAAAGTTAAGGGCATGACTGTCTTTAACACTGAACAAGTAAATACTAAAAAACAACCGATGTTTTTCGGTAAACCTCTGGGAGTCCAGAGATACGATTCGTACAAATACCCAGTTTTTGATAAACTGACAACTCAACAACTGGGTTACTTCTGGAGACCAGAAGAAGTTTCACTACAAAAAGACCGTGGGGATTATCAAACACTTCGTCCAGAACAAAAGCATATCTATACCTCTAACCTCAAGTATCAGATTATGCTTGACTCCATTCAAGGGCGTGGTCCTGGGATGGCTTTTATTCCTTACTGCAGCTTACCTGAACTAGAGGCATGTATGGAGGTCTGGGGGTTCATGGAAATGATCCACAGTCGTTCCTACACATATATCATCAAGAACGTCTATTCAGATCCTTCTGAGGTATTTGATAAGATTGTCACCGACCAACGCATTCTAGAGCGTGCTAGCAGCGTTACATCGGCGTATGATGACTTTATTGGAAGCGCACATTTCCATGATAATTCAAATCAATGGCAACACGCATTAGAAGAAGTCCCAACCGCATTAGAAGGCAAGTATGAACTCAAGCGTAAACTCTACAGAGCAGTTGCAAACGTTAACGTTCTTGAGGGTATTCGGTTTTACGTTAGCTTTGCTTGCAGTTTCGCCTTTGGCGAACTTAAACTCATGGAAGGATCTGCAAAGATCATCTCCCTTATTGCAAGAGACGAAAACCAGCACCTAGCAATCACTCAGAACATTCTGAACAAGTGGGCGCAAGGTGACGATCCTGAAATGAAACGGATCATGAAAGAAGAGGAGGAGTGGACTTACAAATTGTTTGATAATGCAGTCAACGAAGAGAAGCGTTGGGCAGATTATCTGTTCAAGGACGGATCTATGATTGGTCTGAACGACAAACTTTTACAACAATATGTTGAGTGGATTGCCAATCGTCGTCTGAAAGCGATAGGATTGAAACCGCAGTATGATATTGCTGCAAAGAACAATCCATTGCCTTGGACGCAACACTGGATCTCTTCTAAGGGTCTCCAGGTTGCACCACAGGAGACTGAGGTTGAATCTTACGTTGTGGGTGGCATCAAACAGGATGTCAAAAAAGATACGTTCTCCGGATTTCAACTCTAATGAAAGAACTTTCAGAAGAGGATCAACGTTTATTGCGTCTTGGTCCTCAGTTTTATCTTCCAGACCAAGTGCTGCGATATCAAAAACTTAAGAAAATGCTTGAGAATGAACAAAATGCCAAGGAATCAACTGACCAGGGATGAAGTCAAAGCAAGAATAGAGAGACTTAAAAATGATCTTCATTATGAAGAACATCGGTACGATGATGAAGCACGGGGTCTGGCACATAAATATCTGAATAAGGTATTAGATCTTCTTGATGAGTATAGATATTGATTATGAAAATCCCTGGTTATATTGTAACAGACCTTTTACTAGTGACGATATTCACGACTTTTATGGTTTTGTGTATAACATTACCAATCTCACCAACCAACGACAGTACATTGGGCGAAAGTATTTTTGGAGTCATCGAAAACCTCCAGGAAAGAAACGCCGAGTAAAAAAAGAATCTGATTGGAAAAAGTACTATGGGTCTTGTCCAGAACTTAAAGAGGACATTGAACGACTGGGTAGACAAAACTTTAGTCGCACTATCCTCAGCTTACATAAAACACCTGGCAAAACAAACTTTGAAGAAACCAGACAACTCTTCATCCACGGAGTCCTTACCGAATCCCTTGACACAGGAGGACCTGCCTACTACAATAGTAACATCCTCAGCAGGTACTTCCGAAAAGACTATTATGATGGAGACTGAAGAAATTGTTGCTGACGTTAGACAGTGGGCTATTGACAAAGTTGCAGAGTACAATGGAAAAGGTGTTGATCGAATTTATGATATGCTGTCAATCATGGCAGAATTTGATGAGTGGTTCGACCCTCAAGAAGATTTAGAAGTTATCTCACTTGACGAAATCAGTAAAGAGCAATATGATGACTTCACTGATTATATGAATGACGGTGTTGAAAGGGGATAATCCCCTTCTTTGACTCAGTAGCTCAGCTGGATAGAGCAACTGCCTTCTAAGCAGTCGGTCGTAGGTTCAAATCCTACCTGAGTCGCTGGGCATTGGGAGAGACCACCACCACCTCCTCTCCCATGTAAGACCCGATCTGCGGGTGTGGTGTAGCGGTAACATGCGAGCCTTCCAAGCTCTTGTCACGGGTTCGATCCCCGTCACCCGCTCTGGGAAATTAACTCAGAGGTAGAGTGCCTGCTTTACACGCAGTATGTCACTGGTTCGATCCCAGTATTTCCCATGTTCTATTAACACTAATGACCATGATTACAGTAAGATGCAAAGAATGCGGAACAGAATTGACAAGCACTAGTAAAGTTCAGTTCTGTGGATGCTCCAACCAGATGAGAGTCGCTGACAACAAAGTCGGTGCTGTTGATATGGATAAAGTTGTCATGGTTTCTAATAATCTAGAGAGAAAAATTGATAGTCATTTCTCTAGAACGGAACTTTTATATCAA